GAGAGCATCAACAAGGAATAGCCCTCATCTTGACCTAAATGTTTTCGGCTGCTACACACGAGCAGGGTCGCACTTCGACTCGAGGTCTATGGGAGACAACCGATGGGGAACCTGAAGCAGCGATTCATCAAGCCGGGTACGTCCTTCAACTACACCGAGGCCGTCAAGGTCCTGGCTTCCGAGGCGATCAACGCTGATCAGCTCGTCTATGTCTCGGCCAGCTCGGGGCCGTTCTTGACGGCGAGCCTGGCTGATGCGGATGCAACTGGGCCCGGTGTTTCCGGGAAAGCTGACGGACGCCTGATGATCGCCAAGCACGCGATCCCCAGCGGCGGCTACGGCGTCGTGCTTCCCTGGAAGCTCGTGACCACCAAGGATACCAGCGGAGATGCCGTAGGAGATAAGGTCTACCTCTCCAACACCCCTGGTAGTGTAGTGGCAGGCAACCTCACGACGACGTGCCCCACGGGCGGCTACCAAGTTGAGGTCGGTGTTGTCACCGTGGCTGCTACCATCGCGAATGGCGGCGCGATGTACATCAACGCGGCTGACGCGGAGCGGTTCAAGGGCGGTGCAGTCGCAGTTGGTGCTTCCCAGCGGCCTGCAGAGACTCTTTCCTTCTTGATTCCCTTCGCAGGGACGGGCGGCGCGACGATCAACCTCACTTCGATGCCCTACCCGATCATTCTGACGGGCGCCTCGATGATCGCAGGAGACAACAGCCAGCCCGCGCTGACTGTCCTGGAAACGGCGAACCTCTGCATCACTTGTCCTGCTTGCGCTGCATCCGCGGGTGCTGTCAGCACAATGAGCCTCCTCGCCATCGGCAATGCGGATATTCCAGCGGGAGGCACCCTTCGCCTCACCAAGACAAACGGCCATGCAAATGACTACGCCCTCGTCACCGCCATCCGAGCCTAGGTTCACGCCACCTGGGAGGTGACCGATGGCGACAGGCCAGTACATCAAGCAGAATCTGCTCTCGTCCGACATCGGCACGACCGAGGTGCGGGCGACCCTCGTTCCCACCACGGGCTACGTGGCAACGACAGAGCTGGACTGCCGGGGCTTTCGGCAGATCGACTTCTTCATTCGAGTCGATACCGTGGGCTCCATCACCAAGTTGACGGTGAAGCCCGAGTCAGGTCACGCCATCGGTAGCGCAACCGAGTACGCAGCCTACCTGACAGAGACCGTCAGTGCCGGCGTGGCCACGACCAACATCTACCAGATCGAGCTCAACGACCCGGCACCTGCCGGCAATGGCCTCTACAAGGTGAGCCTCCCCGTCGAGGGACGCTACGTCAGGCTGAGCCTCAAGTCAGATAGCGCCACGGGCCTCGTCTCGGTCTACGCGACTCGGAGAGTCTAGTGGCGCTTGTACCGTCACGACTACAGGGCTTCGAGAGGCCCGGTGAGCGCGTCGGTGTGACTGCGTGGCGTCAGTTCCTTGCGGCTGACATCGCGTCGGAGGCGAACACGGCCATAAAGACCTCCATCGCAGACAGTGGTGGGGAGATCCAGTACGTGGGCTCGGCCCATTCCGGGTCAGCCTTCCAGCTCAAAAAGTGCTACCAGGCACGCTACACCATCGTCAACCCTGACACGGGGGCCACGGTAACGTGGAGTGATGGGGACTTCACCGGGGTTGAGATCTGGTTCGCGTACGGGACCAGTATCCCGGATGAAAACGTAGCAGGCTTCGTCGTCGGACTCCTCAATACGGGTACATCCAAAGCCCTGGCGACAGGTACGACGTATCAGACCAGTCAGCACCGCATCACGTCGTCCCTGTGGCAATCCAACACCGTGGTCAACATGACCTGGGCCAGTGACGACCGGGTCTGGGGACAGATCTCCGCACCGTCCCAAGCGGGCGGTACTAACGTCCTCCTCGATCTATGTAATGCCATACAACTAGACGACAGTACGAGCCCTGCGCGGCTACAGTCCGCCGTGGCGACGTTGTCCACCCTTGTCACCAGTTCAGCTTTGGGCCTTGTGCTTGGATTCAGCGGCGACATCGACGTTGCCGCGTATTATCGTCTCGTCAAGACACCCGTGGCACCCGTCTAGGAGCTTCTCTCATGGCCGTTACCGTTACCAATCAAGCCACCCCGATCGGCAATAAGCTCGTTCAAGATAATGATGCCGACAACACTGGCGCCAACAACACGACGGGCGCCGCTGGGACGATCTACTACCTCGAGATCGACAACACCCTCAACGCCGGTCAGATCGTCTACTTCAAGATGATGGACGCAGCCTCGGTGACTGTGGGAACTGATGATCCTCACTACATCTTCCGAATCGTCGGAGGTGCCCGACGCAGCATCATCTTCCCGCTCGGCTTAGCGTTCTCGACAGGCTTCACGCATTGGTGTGTCACAAGCCAGGTCACAAGCTCAACGACGAGCCCCACGGCCAACGTGACCGTCCGGTACGTGACGACCTGATGGACAGGGGCTTTGCCGCGCTCGAGGATGGTATGGCAGTACGGGAGCTCGCCCGTGCTCATGACCTTCCGTGCTGCACCTTCGTGGCCTGCTGGCTCCTCCAGGTCACGGGGCGTGTACCTGCGGCTGCTCCTACTTCAGGCTGGAAGCCCTGGTACAAGCTGTCTCGCGAGTGGTGGGGCAAGGCGAACATCTGGGAAGCTGACCTCCCCTTCTCCAGCCTCGAGGCGGCTGCCGAGGCGTGTGGCGGCACCATCGAGATCACCCATGACGTGAACGATGAGAGGCCGGCGCCATCGCTCACGCCTGATCGGTGGCACGCGATTCAACGATGGCGCCCCTCGGGCTCGGGGCACAACTATCTCGCGTACTGCGCCGAAGATGGAGAGACGGTCACTATCATACAGTCGAGCGTAGCCAAGGGTTACCAGCACGATGTAGGTACGTGGACTGGCCTCGATGGGCTAGACGTAGGTGTGGCGACTCTGGAACCGCTTACCTAGGAGAGACCATGCAGTGGGTCAAGATAATGCAGATCGTGGGCCGCATTGGGGGTGGCCTCGTGTCTCTCGGGTCGCAACTCGTACAAGAACTCGGGCCCATGCTGGGCGACGAGCAGGTGACATTGGCCGAGGTCGAGACCTTCTGCCGTAAGATGTCGGACGAGTCCGGCGACCTCCTCAAGGTCTACGTCTCGGGCGAGGACATCATCGGAAAAGCTGCCCAAGCTGACCTGGCTGCGGCCCTGGGCCGTATCCTCGCACGCGCAGCGAGGGCTCTTGACTGATGGACACAGAGCGTGCCAGAGCGGAACTTCGTCGCCTCCTCGATGAGCTACCGGAAGACCGGAAGTCCGCCTGGCGCTCGACCGTGGACGACATCGGTGATGCCTACGGTGCCACCATGTCAGAGAACCGAGACCTCCGAGCCGCCACTGACCTGGCCGGGGCGATCCGCGAGAGTACGGCGACGTTAGCCACGGCCAACGAGGTCCTTCGAGAGGCCAAGGCAGAGCTAAGCAGGCGGGTGATTATCCCTGATGCAGCTACCTGGGCTAAGCTCGGGGTGGGCATCACGACCATCGCGGGCCCCATCGGTGCCGCCATCGCTTACTTTGCCTCGGGTGGGACTACTCCCCTGCCCACGTTGCCAGGGAGTGGGCCATGAACGACGTAGATGCTTGTGCGAGAGCCCGGTGGGGCACAGTGAGCGGCCTAGACCCCGAGCTTGTGGCCGAGCTACGGCGCGCGAAGGAGGCTCGTGAACTACGCGAGTCCGAGGCCCTTGACCTGGCGACCCTGGAAGCCGCGGCGAACTCGAAGAAGGGCGACCGACGCTGGCTCAGGCGTATGGCAGCAGCCTTGGGGCTCATCGTCCTGGACACCGGGGAGTAGGGGGCATGGCGACAGAGGTCCTTGCGCGTCTGTCCGACCTGAACCCCGAGGCACTGTTGTTGGAGCCCCGTGAGGTCTACGACAAGGCGCTCATTGGGGTAACGGATGATCCCAAGGACCACTGGCCTCGCCAAGCTCGGAGGCACGTCGCTGTCTATGATGCGGACAGTTGCATCGAGGCCATCATGGACTGGTTGGAGTGTGACTACACCGAGGCCTGTGAGTGGTTTGGATTCAACACTTCGGGGGCATGGGTGGGTGAGGGCACCCCTACGTTCCGGCACTCCGAGGAGTAGAGTCCACGGCGATGCTGCCTCCCCTCGAAGCAGCACCCCCGAAGACCCGATGCGGTAGGCCGTGGGGACTCTACCGGCGGGGGAACGCGAACTCCTCGAGCCTGCAGTTGACGCAGCGGGCTATCCCAGGTCCACGAGTATAGACAGTAACCCACGTCCGCCGGCCTTTGCAGGCACGACACGCCATTCGTAGCGGCTTTTCCCTGTTGAGGGTCGCCGCTCGACGAGCCCCTTCCTCTCGGCTCTCGTCAAGGAGCCCCAGCTCTGGTTCCGAGTCAACCCCTCGGGCTTCGTCAGCTTTGCGATCTGGTGGCTCGATACCCATTCAGACCCGGACATGGGCCCAGAAGTTTGTGAAGTCATAGATGGATGTATCCGGGGCGATAGGGCTCTGCACGATGGCAGCTGCACATGGCACTGTCCGCAGGACGCGGAGCAACTTCGCGAGGCGTTGCGGGTCGTAGGCCTTGTCCGGCATCACGTACACGGCCGTAGAGGGGTCTCTCGTCGCGTATGCGAGACCGATGGCAGCCTCGACCATCTCTGCCCCTGAAGGGACAGGGCCGCCGTCGAGGAGGCCAAGACGGACCTCGCTGGGACGGAAGTGAAACCGTAGCGGAATGAGGACACGTGCCCGACCCACGACGGCAGGAGCAATCACCTCGGCCCACTCTCGAGCTGCACGATCGGCCTCAGCCTTGAGCCCTTTCGCGTTTGTCTCGTTCTTCTTGGCAGTGACCAGCATGGCCCGGATGTCCAAGGAGTCGGCATACTTGAGGGCGATGCCCAGTTCCTTGATCTCGGCACGGGCACTGCGAAGCGCCTTGCCGGCAGCACTCCTGACCTTCTGAAGGGCCTTGCGCTCTCCGAAGTGGTCACGCCACTTGTCCCACGAGCCGTAGTCGAGGGCCACGTCCGTCTGGATGTCGTCGAAGTTCTCCCCGTACTCAAGGAGGTAGTCGATCAACGCATTGCTGGTCCCGCTGATGGCCTTGAGTGCGGTGTGCATGACGTGGCAGAAGTGGGGCTTCTTGCCGTCGTGCGTACTCCGAGCCCCGTCCTGGGACACGGTGACCTCGACCTGGGCCTCGGGCTCACAGGCCAAGGTGTCGACGTACTGCTTCGTCTTGATGTCCCTACCCGCAGCATCCGAGATCAAGCCCGTGAGGGCGTACTCGAGGCTGTGGACGATACCGGACTTCCCACTGGCGTTGTCTCCCTGAATGAAGACGTACTGCCCCTCCGGGGCGACGGACGAGCGAATCTTCAGATTGCTGTCCACCCTCATAATGTGCATAGTTCCTCCCTAACAGTCTTTCCAAGTAGTGCCGATTGCTGCTTCGGCAGTGAAGGTCACGGGGAGCCCCTCGACCTTGCGGGTCAGGGTCTCCGTGATCACGTCTTGAGCATAGTCAGCTCGACCCTCGGGGACTGCGAAGAGGACTGCATCGTGAAGTTGATTGACAAGTCCGCTGCGTTGGCCGAAGTCGAATGGCAAGTGCTTCTCGACGAGCTCAATCATTCCTTGGGCCACCACGGTGAATGCGCCGGCCTGCACCCCGAAGTTGATGATGGCGTTGTAGTCCTCTTGGACGAAGTACCGGCGACGTTCCATGACACGCTCGGTGACATAGCCCTGGCGCCCGTAGGTCCCTAGGGTCTGCCGCCACCATGCTTGGAACTCCGGGGCTCTCTCTAGCCATGTGCGGTGCAGCGTGCGGACCTGCTGTAGGTCCATCTCTGCGTACAGTAGCTTGCCAGCATCGTCCTCGGCAGAGCCGATGATCTCGTGGACCTTCTTGGGCGCGGCCCCGTACAGAGAGGCGAAGCAGATCGTCTTGGCCAGGTCCCGCAGTCGCTTGAACTGCCCCGAGCCCTTCCCCATCTTCGTCTCTGGGGCCCCCTCGCAGCTCCAGAAGGCGTCCCCGAACATGAGGTCGGCCGTGAGGTTGTGTGGGTCGATGAGGCGCTTCTCGAAGGCATCCAGGTAGCCCTCTGCCCCCGCAAGGGCTGCGGCGAAGCGGAGCTCGAGCTGGTCGTAGTCCGCCCCAACGAAGACACAGCCGGGTGGCGGCACGAACATGTCCCGCAGGTTGTAGGGGATGTTCTGGAAGTTAGGGTTCGAGGAGGACAGCCTCCCCGTGATTGTGCCGTGGGCGTTGTAGTCAGGGTGGACGTAGCCCTCGTGGCTGACCACACCCATACCTGGGGCCAGCTTGCGTAGGTAGGTGGAGAGGAGCTTCTCGGCCCTCCTGTAGAAGCGCACGGCCTCGAGGAGTGCCCTCTGGTCCTCGTCGACAAGTGGGTTGCCGATGAGCGAGCGGATGGAAGCAGCATCCGTCGAGGGCTCCCCCGAGGCTGTGTACTCATGAGGGGGTAGCGCCCAGTCATCGAAAACAAGTGCTCGAAGCTGGACGTGACTGTTGGGGTTCAGGTCAGGCTGGAGCCCGTGGATGGTGCCGAGCCACTTGGCTGCGATCTTGGTCTGCTTCGCCTCGTGAGCAGCCCGTTGCTTCTCGTCGACTCGCATCCCCAGGCGGTGCATCCCAGCGCAGATGTCCTGGACCTTGGCATCAAGGTTGTAGAGGTAGAGCTGTCTTCGGCCACGAGCCATGCGCTTGAGAGGTGAGAGGATGCGGGCCGTGACGGCCACGTCCGTGGCGCAGTAGGCGTGCAGGTCCGCATCTGTCTGGGCGGTCACGCCTGTGTGGTCAGCCTTCCAGGCTGGCACGTCAAGGAGCACTGACGCCACGAAGCCCAGGCGGTGCCGATGCTCACTGGCAGCCAGCTTGTGGAGCAGGATGGTGTCTACGAGGGGCTCGGGTGTCACCCGGAGGTGCTGCTCGACAACAATGCGATCGAAGTACCCGGCGTTGTGCCCTGACTTTAGGATGGTCTTGTCGGTGAAGACCTCGGCAAGGAGCCTCTTGACCTTGCGCTCTACCTCGGGCCCGTATAGGCGCGTCTGGCCGTCTACAGACTGGAGTCCGAACATCAGGACCTCGTCCGTAGTCCCGATGCCGATGCACCGTAGGCCCGTAGTGAGGCTGTTGACGCCGTCGGTCTCCACGTCGTAGGCCAGGACCTTGTGCCGGTTCCTCTCGAACCAGGCACGGGCCCACTCCACTGTGGGCTGGTAGAAGACCTTCGGGTCCGTCCAGCGCAAGGCATCGTTGTAGTACCGGAGCGCCTTGGCGATGTCGCTCTTGAACACCTCGCGTAGGTGGGGCTGCACCTGGAGGTAGTTGGGGTGGTACGTCGGAAGGAGCTTCTGCTCTCCCCTTCGCGTCGGGCCGCCCCGCACGTCCTCGAGGCGTGGGTTGCCGTCGAGCAGGGCCTTGGTTGCATAGGGCCCCAGTGTGATGATGAGGTTGTACTGCTTGAGCTCCTCACGTACATGGGGCCAGCACGCAGCCACTGGGTTGATGAGAGGAGGCTTACCTGCCTTCACTCTCTTCCGGTTGCGCTTCTGGAACTGGGCGAGGAAGACCTTGGGCTTGTCATCGGGCCAGCGACAGCCCAGCAGGTTGCCCCAGTCGACAGACAGCCGGGTCTTCTTGAGCCCCTCAAGTGCATCCATGACCTCGATGCCATGGGAGTCAACGAAGGGCCTCCCGTTTGCGATGTCCTGCTTCGAGGGAGCATCGCCTAAGATGAGCACGTCGCTGCCGTTGTACTCGAAGGGCACCGGGCTCCAGTGGCCTCGGTGCTCCCAGTACTCACGGAGAGGGCAGGCCATGCAGTCGGCGCACTCAAGGGCCATCAGGCGCAGCCTCCCAAATGCCGGAATACTCTTGGATGCCGTCGGTCTGTCCAAGGCCAGGTGGAATGTGTCCCATGAGCCAGCGCATCTTTGTCCAGATGCTTACCACCACGAGCTGACGCTCATAAGAGCAGGCATCTCCTTGGCATTTCTTGCATCCCTCACAGCAGGGACCTACGACGGGGACCATCATGGCGCTGCCTCCAGTGCGGCGACGAGGGCAGCGGCCTCGGTGGGGTACGGCCCCACCGCATTGGAGGGCGTGTGCTGGTCCCACGCCTCCATGACCCAGCCTCGACGCCCAGTCGTCGCCTCCCTGGTCGCGGAGGTCGCTATGGTCTCATCGCCCCAAGCCGATCGGACGAGTGCGAGCAGGCAGCCGAGCGTGGCCGGGTCTTCGAGGTCGGGCAGTGCGCCCCGGTAGGGCGGGCCTCCTTTACGCCTTGCCCGGACGCGACGACCTCCGCACCCGGCTACCATCCCCGGCATCCATCGCCAACCCGGACAGGCGGCGGCGCGCTGGGCTAGTTCGTCCCACGGGTCCGAGGTCCTCATCGGGAACACGCCCCCGGTCTTGGCTCGGATAGCCTCGACGATGGCGTCCCCATACGTCTTGGACTCAATGTGCTTGATCTCACTCATCCCTCACCTCAGTCGAGCAGCTCTCGAATCCAGTTTGTCTTACAGGCTGTCAGAGTACCAATGCAGCGCCCGGCACGCTTGCGGGCTACCTCAAGCTCTGTGTCAGTCAACAAGAGGACTTCCTCCTGGTGACCAAGCCCCTTGCTGTCGACCTTGATTGCGATGTACTCGGGGTTGCTCCCGAACCTCTGGTCGAGGTTCGGTACGCGCTCCATGACGCCCTTGATGAGCCCGGCCATAGCTACCTCCAGATGTGAGAAGGCGCCCGCTGTCTTGGCTGGTGGATGCACTACCCGAAACCAGGCCCGAGTGAGAGAGCCTAGCCCCCCTACCCGCCAAGACAGGGACGCCCCGAACAGTCTACCCGTTGAGGAACGAGCCCAACGGGTCGTTATCGTCATCGTCACTGGTGTCCGCCGCCTCCTTGATCTCGGCACGCGCATCGGAGTAGGCACCGGCCTGGGCCTCGGTGAGCCACTTGCGGTTCGCCCACTTGCGCCCCTCGTCCGGGTCAGCGGGCGTGTACTTCACGAAGCCGGTGCGGCCAATCAAGTACTCGAAGGCCTTCTTGTTTCCCATCTTCTCGAAGTCGAAACCCTTCTTGCGGATCTCCGACTGGTCGTAGCCGACGCTCACGAAGAACTCCATCCACATGCGGAGCATCATGTCGTCCATCTTCTCGTTACCCGTGGTGGGCAGGTTGAAGCCGTCCGAGATCGTGCAGCCTTCCTGGCTGTCTTCCGTCCGGGCCCCGTACTTGACCTCCGTCTCGATGTAGATGCGGTCGTTGCCCGCCTTGGACTGGCCCGCCTTTACGGTCAGGACCTCGACGGTGTATACATCTGCCGCAGCGGGCGCGATGCTCACGATGGTCTGGGCGAAACTGGTCTTTGCCATGGGTCTGTACCTCTGGTCAGTAGTTGCCGATGAAATCGACGAGTAGGTTGCTGGTGTGCTGGCGCAGGACCATGCGGTCCAGAGCGTCTGCGAGAACCCACCGGACGTGCCGGGGGGAACGGGATTGATCTGTGAGCTCCTTGGCCACTAGGGCCAGGACCTTCTTATAGTCAGGCTTCTTGGATGCACCCTCCTCTGACAGCTTGTGACATGTCGCCTCGACGTGAGACTCCATCCAAGCCAGGGGCTCAGGGCGGGGCACATCATACCCTGCACCAAGCAGGGCCTCCCTCAAGTTGAGAGGGAAGCGGCCAGGGAGGATGGCGAGCCGGTCACCCGTGATGTAGTGACGGTCGGGGCTCGTGTCGTATAGGTAGGGCCAGCCCGGTCCATTGTCGTCATGGACGACACGGGCACAGAAGTCGACCATCGCCGGCAGCTTCTCCGGGAGCTGCCACCCTGGCATCAGGGGGCTCCCAGGGATGTACCGGTTGTGCTGGTCCTTCTTCACTTCCCTCGGAGCCTGCTCGTGGCAGGTGAAGAACACATGGGCATCGACGGTGCGGCAGATGTCCCGCAAGTCGTAGACCCGCTTGTTGAACAGGTCGAAGGCAGCGAAGCCCGTCGTAGCTGCCTTGCACTTCTCGAGCTCGACATCTGCCAGCAGCGACAGGTCGTCCACGATGATGGCAGGGACCTTGCCCGAGGCCTTTCTGACAAGCTCCCCGATGTGCTTGAAGCCTTGGGCCCGCTGGACCTCAACCACCTGGGGCTCCCAGTCGAGCCACTTCGAGCACATCAAAGCGCCAGGAGGTGAGATGAACAGCGCGTCAGGGAAGGCCCGGACGCACGCAAGCGTCTTGCCGGTCTTGGCGGGACCATAGGTGATCCCGAATACGTTCTTGGTCATTTGTCTGTTCCCCACTGGCATGTGGCGTGATAAGGGCAGGGACCATACGCGGTCCAACAGGCCGTCTCATGATGCACACCGGGCCAGTCCAGAGGGCTGTAGGCTGTGGGCTTCAAGTCTCGGATCAGTCGTTCTGCGTGGATGATGGTCTGTGTGAATGTTCTGTCGGCGTAGGGTGCAGGCTCAAGGTCGACGCGCTCAAAGACTGCGTCCGCCTTGTCCTTCGGCCACTGTATCATGTTGAGGATCACACCCCCAAATCTTTTTTTCAGCAGGCCTCGACCGAAGAACTCGTAGCCCCTGAACTGACCCGAGAGGGTGTACCTTCTCTTGGTCTTCCCGCTGATGCGGAAGGTGGACTTGTGGTCGACGATGTACCAGAGCCCTGTGTGTCTGTTGCGGACAACCAAGTCAGCCCGCTGTGTGTAGAGGTAGACCTCCCCTCTCTTCTCGTCCTCGATGTTGGCCACGAGCTCTCGCTCTACATCCATGGTCTCCCACTGCTCACCCGCCCAGAACAGGTCGTACTGGAGCAGGGTTTCCTGCACGAGGGGCACCCACTTGGCCCACTCGTCGGGGTTGACCTGCTTGGCAGCCATACCTTCGACCGCTTCGAGCGGTGGGTAGATGAGGGCCTCGGGGTTCTTCTTCAGGGCGTAGCGGTGGGCCAGCCCGATGTGAAGCAGCGTCCCCTTGATGAGGGGCGGGGCTGTCGTTGGCTGGGGAGTGAGCTTCGAGGCTGCGTAGAACGCATACTTCCTCGGACACTGGAGTACCGTCTGAAGTCGATGCCACCCCCGACGGCTCGGGCCTGGGTCGAGCAGCTCGAGGTCAGGCATCGAAGTCACCATTCTGCAGGACGACGGTGGGGCCGGGGTTGGTCTCCATCAGGGCAACGCGCAGCGCGTTGACGAACATGGCGCCGAAGCTGATTGCTGCCTCCTCCCCTCGGACGAAGTCATTCGCTACGAGGTACGCCACGATGGCTCCGAAGAACTCCGAGAGCACACCATGCTCTCCTATGAGTTCAGAGTACTCATCGCAGATTGGGATGATCTTGTCCCGGAACTCCTGACGCAAGACCTCTTCTGCCTCGCCCCACGGTGGGTCGCTTGGATTGATCACGGGCTCTCCCCCAAGAGTGTGTCGATGGTGGCCACGCGCTCCTCGATCAGCCCAATGCGCCAGGGTGGGTCAGACATGCCCACCGTGAACAGACGGCATGCGGCCAGGTCCTCTCGCACATTCTTGAGGGCCTCGTTGAGAGAGTCCGCACAGCCCTGGGCCATGACGCCGCCGCCTACGGTCAGGACGTTGACGAACACAGTGCTGCCGTCCGTTGTCTTCTCGATCTGGACGTGCTCTTGATCAAGCTCAAACTGGTCTACTGTAGGCACTTAGCCCTCCATGAGTTGCATGATGTTTGCGAGGATGGTCTCCTCATCGTCAGCGCCGCCCAAGGTGTGGGCGATGCCTGCGCTCTCCTGGTCATCGAGGGTCTCGACAACCTGTTCGAGCTTCTCCAAGAGCAGGTCTGCGACGTGCTCGTCGACTGTGCCCTCGGCAATCGTGTACATGATGTTCACGGCACGCTTGCTGCCGTGGCGAGAGAAGCGGCCCTCGGCCTGGGTGACCTGACCCGGTGTCCAGGGCAGGAGCCCGAAGACCACGAGGTCCGTGTTCTGCAAGCCATCGACTGCCTCACCGAATGCGTCGGTGGTGCCGATGAAGGCGCAGGGGTCTTCCGTCGCAGCGTACTTGGCCACGAGCTCGTCACGCACCTGGGTCGAGTCACCCCCGTGACCTGACCACACCGGGTACTTCTTGAGCTTGGTGCGGATCAGCTTGGCGAGGGCCTCGCAATCTTTTCTGCGCCCTGTGAACACCGTCACCTTCTGCCCGTTCTCCACGGCATCCTTCACTGTGTCTGCGATCCATGCGCGCTTGCGACTGGCCGCTTCGAGGAGCTTCGTCTCGAAGAGGGCCTGGGCCCCACGCTTTGCTGCAGCCTTCATATCCTCCTTGAAGCCTGCCGGCCTGCTCTGGTCCTCCTTGTTGAGGTACACGAGCTGCCGTCTCTTGGGGGGCAGGTGCCGGGTCATCTCCGCATACGTCACCACATGCGTGATCATGCCTAGCCGCTGCTTCAGCTCGGCACACCGGCTGATGCCCGAGGCGTTGATGCCCCCGAAGTCACCGGGCCTTGCGTTGCAGTACCGGTGGATCCAGTCCCAGTTGGAGCCCCAAGCGTTGGGCTCTAGCAGGTCGAGCTGTGCCCACAGGTCTGACCGTCTGTCCCGCACTGGCGTGGCCGTGAGCCCCAAGCGTCGGGTCGCTCCGTGCGCCAGCCTGGCCGCCGCCGCAGCGCGGTTGTCGAGCCAGGTGTGGTAGCGGCTACCGTCTCTGGCCACGAGCCTCTCCCGCCTCTTCCAGCCCTTGCCCTTGTGCAGCTCGTCCCACACGATGGACAGGGGACAGCCACGAGCCCAGCGCAACAGATCATCGGCCCACCCCTGCAGCACAGCCCACGACAGGATCACCACGTCGGACTCGATGGCATAGGGCGTGCGGCCCGACAGCACCTGCGGACGCAACCGCGTGTAGTTCTGGGCCTCACGCTGCCACTGGCGCCTCGTGGGGGCCCTGGTGACTATCACGGTCTTGCCG